TAAACGTTTCGACGTACTACACACAAACAACATAGGGGACAAAATGCCAACGACAATCATAACTGGTCGCGATTTAGTCGTGACCATTGCAACCGTTAACTACGACGCGCAGGCGACCAGCGCAACACTTGCGAATTCACCAACCGTCGAGACATACCAGACACTAGACGGCAAGGCTTACAAGCACATTGACGACCAGTGGACTTTCGATCTTTCAATGCTTGCAGACTGGGGCGCGTCAGGTTCATTATGCGAAGCACTATGGACTGCATGCGAATCAGCACCGAACACAACATTGGCAGTTTCAATGACGGCGGTGACAGGTGCGGTTTTTGCATTCAACGTCATGCCAGTATTTCCAGCAGTCGGCGGGTCAGCACCTGACGCGCAGACAGTTGACCTATCATTCATAGTGGTGGGAACACCTACTGAAACATTCAGTTAAAAACTAACAATCGGGAGACAAAATGAAGTTACCAATAACAATTGAATACAACAACGGCGACCAAATCACCTACACGGCGGCACCGCCTGAATGGGTGAAGTGGGAGAAGCAAACGGGTCACACCATTGCCCAGGCGCAGGAAAAGATCGGAATTTCCGACCTGGTATTCCTTGCCTATCACGCCATGAAACGAGAAGCAGCTGGTAAGCCAGTCAAGCCAATCGAAGCATGGACGGAAACCATTTCCGAAGTGATCGTCGGTGAAGCAAACCCAAAAGTTACCCAGTCGGAAGCCTAAGTCGAATCGTTTGGGAGATAGCCCTGGCAACGGGGCTATCACCAAATGAGTTTGATAGTGCCGAAGACATTTTGACGATTATCGAAATTCTAGAAAGGCGAGCAAATGGCGACTGACGCAATTAGTTATGACAAAGCCGAATTGCGTGCCATTCTGCGATCGTTCAAAGCAATGGACGAAGAAGCAACCCAGCAAGCAAAAGAAGCCACCAGCGAATTGGCTGAGTACGTTCGTGGCAAGATTATTGCAACGGCTAATCAATCGACAAACCGCGTTGCGCCAAAAATTGCTCAGGGTTCAAAGGTTTCAAAGTCATCAAAAATTGGTGAGATTTCATTTGGTTTTGCTGCACAAAAGTTAAGCGGTGGCGGTACAACGCAACAGGTTTGGGGCGGTTACGAATTCGGTTCAAATCGGTATAAGCAATTTCCAGTCTGGTCAGGTCGCGAAGGTCGGGGTTCACGCGGCTGGTTTATCTATCCGACATTGCGAAGCGCACAACCTGAAATCATCAAAAAATGGGAAGAATCATTTTCAAAGATAGTTAGGAAGTACGACTGATGGCTGGTAGTCGCACCCTTAAACTTTCCATTCTTGGAGACGTTGACAACCTTAACAAATCGCTCAAGACCGCTTCAGGCGACGTTGATTCATTTGGCGACAAGGTCGGCAAGGCTGGCGTTGCGATCGGTAAAGCCTTCGCCGCAGCTGCTGCCGCTGCTGGTGCTGCTGCAATCGCAATTGGTATCGAAGGCGTAAAGGCTGCAATCGCCGACGAAAAGGCACAAACACAATTGGCACTGGCGTTGGAAAACGCAACGGGTGCAACCCAGGCACAAATCAAAGCAACCGAAGATTCAATTCTTCAAATGTCATTGGCAACTGGTGTTGCTGACGACGAATTGCGCCCAGCGTTGGGTCGTTTGGTTCGGTCAACTGGGGACATCACAAAGGCGCAAGATTTACTTTCAACCGCCCTGGACGTAAGCGCGGCAACGGGCAAGCCAGTCGAAGCAATTGCCAATTCACTTGCTAAGGCGTACGACGGCAACACCGCTGCCCTGGGCAAATTAGGCGTTGGGCTATCTACCGCCGAATTGAAAACAATGTCATTCGAGCAGGTGCAAGGTCGTTTGACTGAATTGTTTGGTGGCGCAGCCGCAGCGAACGCGAACACATACGCGGGACAGATCGCACGCGTTCAGGTTGCATTCGACGAAGCAAAGGAAACATTGGGCACGGCGTTGCTTCCAATCCTTGACCAGTTATTGAAATTTATCAACGAAAACGCATTGCCAGCAATCCAGGCATTTTCAGCAGCCTTCAGCCTGACCGAAGGCGACGGGTTTGGCAAGGTAATCACCGACGTTGGTTCAACGTTGAAAAAGACATTCACACCAATCATTGAAGGCGTAAAGTCGGTCTTCGATAGCGTCAAAACTGCGGTTATGAATAGCAAGGACGAATTCAAAGCGTTTTGGGACGTAATCAAATTTATTGCGCCATTGGTAGGCAAGGCAATTGGCGATTCATTAAAGGTCGTTGGCGACATTGCCGAATTGGTTATCACAATCATTGCCAAAGTTTTGGGTGCTATCAAACCATTGCTGAACACGGCTATTGACGGTATCAACGCGATAATCAAGGGTTACAACGCGGTTCAGTGGGGCAAGGACGTGCCCTACATTCCAAAGATCGGTGGCGGTTCAGGTTCGACAACCACCGGGGCATTGGGTAACTTCTCAATGTCGACGGGTACGGTTTCGACTGCACCTTCGACAACGATCGCAACGGGGGGCGGTACGACCACAACAGGCGGTGGCACAACGTCCAGCGGAATTGCAACCGCTGCAAGAGTTGCCGCTTCAGCTGCCAGCAGTGTGGTTTCAAGCAATTTCAACCCTGGTTCATTCCGCATGGCTGAAGCCGCTTCAATGGGCACAACAATCAATTTGACCGTCACTGGTGCATTTGACCGTGAAGGCACTGCACGCACAATCGTTGAAACCTTAAATGATTCTTACTACCGCGGCACGGGTGGTGCAGGAAGCCTTCAAATAGCATGACGCAATGGTCACCCGTTTGGAAGGTTGAAATCGACGGGGTTGAATACACCGACGCGGTTTTGGCAAACCTGACCATTCAAAGCGGTCGCACAAACATTTATGAGCAGGCGCAGGCTGGCTATACCAACATTCAATTGATCGACGTGAACCAGGTTGCAATTCCCGTCCACATCAATTCAACCATTTCCATTCAAGTCAAAAACACGTCAAACACATTTGTGCCAATCTTCGGCGGCAACGTCGTGGACATTGGTTTGGAAGTGCGCGACGTGGGTTCGACCATGTTCACGCAAACTTATTCGATCACGGCATTGGGCGCGTTGGCGCGTTTGCCAAAAGCCTTGACCAACGGCGTACTTGCCAAAGATTTTGACGGCGATCAGATTTACGAAGTGCTTAGCGGTGTTTTACTTAACACTTGGGCTGAAGTCGCTGGGTCGGTTACGTGGGCAACCTACGATCCAACTACGACATGGGCGACCGCTGGAAACGCTGGTCTGGGTGAAATTGATCGCCCAGGCAATTACGAATTGGCAGCACGATCTTCGGAACGAATAGACGTTTATTCACTTGTTTCAGCCTTAGCCACATCGGGACTAGGTTATCTCTACGAATCCGCAACGGGTGCGATTTCCTATGCTGACAGTACTCACCGCACCCAATACCTAACTGCCAACGGATACGTTCAAATAACGGCTAATCAAGCCCGTGCAGCAGGCTTGCGCACTGAAACCCGTGCAGGCGACGTTCGAAACAATTTGACAATCAAATACGGCGCAACTAGCAGCGCGGAAAAATCTGCAAGCGACGCAACTTCAATTGCTACTTACGGCAGCCTTTCGCAAATCATCACGACAACGCTTCACAACGCAACTGACGCGGAAGATCAAGCAGACTTTTACCTGGCACTTAGAAAAGACCCGCAGGCAATTTTCAAAGAAATTACCTATGACCTGACAAACCCTGAAGTGGACAATGCAGACCGTGACGCACTCATTGGCGTTTTCATGGGCTTACCATTGGCGATCAATGACCTACCGTTAAACATGGGTTCAATCTTCCAGGGCTTCGTCGAGGGTTGGACGTTCCGCGCGGGTTACAACACCCTTTCGGTTTCCCTAATCGTCTCACCAACCGCCTATTCATTGCAGGCATTGGCATGGGACGAAATTTCCAACACATTCACATGGTCGGGCGTGTCGCCAACGCTTGACTGGGCGCGTGCAACAATTATCACTTAACAAGGAGAAAACATGACAAACCCAACCAGCAATTTCGGGTGGCAAATGCCCACTTCGTCGGACTTGGTCACTGATTTGCCCGCCGATTTTGAAGTTTTTGGTCAAGCCGTTGACACGTCATTGGCAGACCTTAAAGGTGGAACAACTGGGCAGATTCTTGCCAAAGCGTCAAACACCAACATGGATTTTACTTGGGTCACAAA